CCATTGAATCAATTCAGTGATTTGATCAGCGCATTCGACAGGGACGAGGCAATGCAGCGTGACATCTTTGTCACTCAGCCCGGTGAAAAGCTTGGTGCTGGTGAGATTATTGGTCGCTCTATTCAGAAGGGTATTCCCATCTTGAAGCAAGCGTTGCCTGAGTACCAACCAGCAACACGAGAAAAGGCTGCACCACGCGACACAGGTCCATTCAAGCAGATGACAGGTTTGGCTTTGGTTCCTCCAAAGAATGAAATCGAAACTGAGATTGAACGTCTTAATATTCCTTACCAGTCTGTCTTCAGAACCACTGGTGATAAAACTGTTGACTCTCAAGCTCGTAAATTCATGGCAGAAAACATTGAAGCTATGTTGTTGCCCTATCTTCGCAGCGATGAATATAAGAACGCTTCAAGAGAAGGTCAGTTTGGTGAGTTGAAGAATCGACTTTCACAACTTCAGACACAAGCCAAGAACATTGCAACACTGGAATCTATTCAGGACTACTATAGTCGTGAACAAGTTCCTCCAATTGAACAGAAGAAGTTTGAAGCTTTGCCTCCAAAGGTTCGTAAGGCTACAACTGATTTGTATAAACAACAACTTGGTAGAAGTTTAACTGAGGACACAGACTTCCGTAAGTTTGGTATTGCTTTGCAGTTGGCTAAAACTGTACAGAGAGCACCATTGGCTGTACAGGATGACAAACCCGGTTTTGCTGCTGGTGGTGTTGTTGCCAAAGAAGCATTGAAGAAGACTGGTAAGTCTACATTGCTTGATGAAACAATGAATTTGTTGCAACAAGTTAGGAAAGATGCTGGCGCACCTGTCGAAGCTCCGTCACCTGTGATGGATCAGATGGCAAACATGCTGACTAAGAAGCCTGCACCAACCAAAGCTGCACCAAAGGCTATCACACCTTCTGCTAAAGCTGCACCAAAGGCTATCACACCTTCTGCTAAAGCTGCACCAAAGGCTATCACAGCCCCTACAGCAGCACCAACAGAACAAGCCATGCCTACCCCACCAGCACAGGCGATAGAGGCTCCTGCGCCTTCTAAAGCCTTTGCTGACGAAGACTACATCATGGGTGAAGAGGCGATGCTTGACCTGTACACACCTGCTCAGTTGAAGAGTTGGAAGGTAGCTAACCCTGAAGACTATGCCAACACTCTACATAGCTTCACTGGTCAGGCTAAAGGGTTGAAGTTCTCTGAGATGCCACCACAGCCATTTGCTAAGAAGGCTGATGAGTCTGCTGAGTCTTTGGTGGATGAAGTTGAATATGACATGGACGGTAATCCTGTCAGTGTTGGTGGTAAGGCTGTGGTTAGAAAGGCTGAACCGGTTGCTGATGAATACGGTGTTGATCCTAAGTATTTGTCTGGTGATGTTAATAGCATCACTGGTAATGTCAGTGTTGTTGCGCGTAACAAAGCTGTTGCTGCCATCAAAGAGACACGCGAAGACAGCTTTTTTAAGCTCCGTAACAACGATAAGTTTTCGTCAATAGATGACGATGTGTTGGGTGTGGTGTTGGGTGACTATCGATATTCTCGTGGTGTTGAACTCAATCCTAAAGACCCCTCTATGCTTGCCGATGTTATGAAGATGGCTGGTCAATATCAGAAACGTCTTGAAACACTGCGTGAGAAGTATAAGGATGTGCCACCTGTTAAGTTGTTCCACGGTCAAGGTGTTACTGAAGACGTGGACACGTTGAAGAAGTCAGGCTTTACGGACCCATCTAAGCGTGATGAGTTCTTCCATTCTGAAATGATGGTGGGTGCTCCTTCGTTCACTAAAGACTTAAATCTTGGATTTAGAGGTACACCGTTTGGTGGAACAAAACCACAGAACTATGTTGTCACCGAGATTCCATACGCTGATTATGTGTTCAACAAAATCAACATGGCTCCTGAGAAGTATGACAGGAAAGACATGAACACAATCCTTCGCGCTGTCACTGGCGCACCCGGTGTTGTTCGTCCGATTGGTCTACCTCGTGCTGGTTTCTTAGAAACAGAAGACATGATGTTGGAAGCTGAGAAGCTTCGTGTCAAAGGTAGAGATGCTAAGTTGCGTAGTGGTGAGAAGGATGTTGCTCGGGTGCTGGAGACTGGTGGTAAAGGTCTGAGTAGGGCAACGATGAAGGGTGAAGAAGAAGTTGTGGCTGAGTATATGAAGCTTGCTCGTACCACTCCAGACCCTAAAGAAAAGATGAAGCTTGCATACATGTCATACACTGGTATCAAAGATTTGATGAACAGCTATCTGGATATGGCTACAGCAACGTCTACAAAGTCCGGTCTTGGTCAGCAATACCAAGCTGCAATTAACAACTTTGCAGACTATTCAGGTATTCAACGACAGATGCGTGAGGTTGCTGACATCTTAGATGCTGGCGGGGCCAAGCAGAAAGCACAGAACCTGTATGAACTTACAGACAAACTGAAGAAGTTTCAGCAGACTGAGCCTGCAATTTCTAAAGCCACTGATGAAGCTAAACGAACTAAGCCATTGGATGAGGTGAGAAAGTTTGTACCAAAGCTGGCAAAGGGTGGTCTAGCAAGTCGTCGGTGATAAGTACCGACAATAAAAAAGGGGAGCTACATAGGCTCCCCTTTTTGTTTACACCTTAAACGCTTCTTTCAACTGCTTTGTTGCAGCCTCTACAAGCTTGGGATGACGGAACTGATAAATGTCAGGAATCTCCAACACATGATGTTCCATGTTGACGATGAGTTCTTCGTGATCGTAACATGCAACACGGTAATTACCATCATCAACAAATACTACAGCATCAGCCCATTGAAGTTGAACTTCGTCAAGTGCAATCAAAGCATACTCGTTGGATGTACCAACTGCTCTGGTATTGTAGTTGAAGGGTTCGTTAGAAAGAATCCAAGCCAATGTAGGGCTACGCAACAAGCCTGCTGAGCATACGCACAACACCTTCTTTGCTGTCCCTTGATTGGGATTCCTCATGTTATGAAGTCGATTGAATGATGTCATTTTAATTTAGCAAGGTTGTCAAAGTAGGCAGCGTCCCATCCACGTTGCCATTCCTTACCAGCTAAACTGTCAGGGTCGTAGCTATTACCAAGCCATCCACGACTAAAGGCATAAAAGCCTTTACCGAATTGAATGCTCAGTAAATGTTGTGGTCGTTTAAATTGTTGCATAACCATCTCCATATAGTTCGTTGGACAACAGATAGCCCTCTAGTTCCCACATCTTGTTGATGGCATCCTCATAGGAATACTTTTCACCAAGGGCTGTGTTGAACTTAGCGGGGTCTACACAGGCACTCTTACCAATGATAAGAAAGCCACAGTGCAGGTGCATGAAGCAGAGTGTTGTTGTCGTGTCAGGCACAACAAAGTACTCCACCTTCTTAGTTTTCTGCTGCATGTCTGTCGTGGTGACAGAGGTGCGCTTGATAGGTTGATCAGGCTGATTCATCTTCGCTTGCTTTCTCTGTGATGTATTGGTAGGCCAACACAGCAGCGATGTGTGCGTTGGATTCTTTGTTGACTGGTTCAGGGTCAAACAAGATTTGCATCTCAAGACCACCGTCATTGTTATCGGTGAAGATGATGGTGGCTTTATTAGCGGGTTGCATGGGTATGCTCCTTTAGTTGGTGGATAGGAAGGTTGTAACAATCGCTCTTAACTACATAGCCATTGTCACTATCAATTGTACCCTTAGTCAGATACTTTGCGTCAAGCATGTACTGTTGTTTTTCGTACACACCCAAGAACCAACCAATGCTGAAGTCATTCTTCACACGAACGAAAGCATAGTAGTCACACTCTTGGGTTGTATTTAAAGCAGCAATAGAACACTCATAGGTTTCTAACGGCTTAACAGAAGTCTGTTTAGTTTTCACATCCACTGTCTTACCGTTACACAAGATGAGGTCATAGTCGTAGGTGTTAGCGAGTACACCTTCCATAACCTGCTGAGCAATAGCCTCACCTATGAAGCCAGCTAAGTTGCCTGCCCCACTGATGATGCTGTTACGCAGCCTGCCCATCTCTGCCGCTTTGTCTCGGGCAGTGACAAGCATGTCGCCTGTGATGACTACCTCAATCATCTTTCTTGCTCGGGATTAGTTCACCAATTTGATCGAAATCACCGAGATAGATTTTGATGAAGGGTAACAACAAGATGATGCCGTTGAAGGCATGCAGTGTGTCATGTGTTTCACCAGTGTCAACGATGTGACAGATGTCTTCGTTGTATTCAATGTCAAAGCCGATGCCTTGTCGCAAGTTAATGACTAACATTATTGACGATCCTCATAAAGTGTTTTAGCAATGATGTAGTTCTTCACCAAGCTGCTTCGGACAATATCATCCATACCAAACTCAAACCTGCTGAACTCTCTCATGTCCTGCACAATGTCCAAGAACTTTGGTAAGCCTGTCTTGTCGTCCTTCTTCTTCAAGTCAGTCTGTCGGATGTCACCGCAGTAGATGATCTTCGATGTGTGACCGACACGAGTGACGATGGTGTCGAGTTCTTCAAATCCCATGTTCTGAATTTCATCAGCCAACAAGATGGAGTTGGTGAAGGTGGTGCCACGAATGAAGCTGGTCGAAATGAATTCGATGTAGCCCTGTTCAGACAATCTATCCCATGCATCCTTGCGGTTGAACAGGTCAGCACAGATTTGACGATAGGGCTGGATGAATGTCTCCATCTTCTCGTTAGCGTCACCGGGTAAGAAACCCATGTCACGACTTTGCACAGAGCTACGAACAATGACGACCTTCTTATACGGGCTAGTCTTGTCCATCACTTCTTCAAGCGCTTTGTACAGAGCAATGTAAGTCTTACCTGTACCAGCAACACCATGCAAACACATGAAGTAGTCACCAGCGTTATAGGCATCGAAGAATTCCTTCTGCTTTGCTGTCTTGGGCTGGATCGTTGCCATGTCATCGAGTCGTACACGCAAGCTATTGTTTTTAGTAGCTGGTGCTGGTGATTCGTGGACCTGTGCTGGTGCTGCTTTTCGTTTAGTAACCATCAATACTTCCTTTGGTTGTGAAGAAGCCCCGACATGGGGCTTCTTAGGGGACATTATAGACTAGTTCCGATCTCTGTGAACTCGAAAGTGAGTTGCCAAAGATGTGGATATGTGGGTTGTTCTCGCAGCCATTCAAAGAACTTGTCCTGTGCTTCAGAGATGGTGTTTGCTTTAACATGCAACACACCTTTGAAGACGTTGCATTGGCTGCTGTAGCTGACAGTGAAGTTTCTCATGCTGCCCTACCCCACACATCATCCCATGTACCAGTCTGAGCACCCTTGCTATAGTCTGTCACTTTCTGCTCAAAGAAGTTGGTGTGTGATGTACCGAGCATGCCATCAACCCAAGGCAAAGGATTCTTCTTAATCTTGTAGATACCCTTCATGCCCATCGAGATGAGGCGACGATCAGCAATGTAGCGAATGTATTGCTTCACTTCTTCTTTGGTAAGCTTCTCAACTTCCAACATACCGAAAGCAAGATCAATGAACTTGTCTTCAATATCCACCATCTCTTGAGCAATCTTCTTAATCTGCTCAGGTGTCGTTTCGTCTTGGTGATGTTTAACATATTCTCTGTATACCTTTATCATTCCTTCGGCATGCATTGTCTCGTCGGTGATGGACCAGCTAATGATCTGACCCAACCCCTTCAGTTTGCCGTTACGTGCGAAGTTGAGCAACATTACAAAGCTAGAGAATAGTTGCATGCCCTCACCGAATGCGGAGATGGTGGCAATCTTCTCAGCCATTGGAGCACCTTCAATGCGCTGCACATACTCATGCTTGTCCAGCATCTCTTTGTATTGTAAGAACTCGTTGTAGGTTGACTCAGGCAGACCAAGTGTTTCAATCAAATGAGCATAGGCCGCAACATGCAACGCTTCACGGGCAGCAAAACCACTCAACATCATTTTGATTTCGTGGTTACGAAACGCAGGGATGTAATGGTCGTGATAGCCGCTACCAATATCCAAGTCACCTTGTACAAAGAAGCGCAATATCTTTGTCAGAAACTCTTGTTCATCTTTGTTGAGTTTCTTGTAGTCTTTAACGTCCTCAGACATTGGCACTTCGCTGTGCAACCAATGACTCTGTTCATGTTGCAGCCAAGCGTCATATGCCCAAGGGTAGGTGAAGGGACGGAACGCTGTAGTTTCCGTATTCATTTTGTATTGTCGTGTCATGTTCATCCTTCGCAAGCTAAGCAGGTGTCACCATCTGCAATTTGTTTCAAATCAATTTCATCTTCAATGCGTTGACGCTTAATCTGAGCACCAACCTTGTCAGCCTTACGCACCTTCTCACTACGCAGATAGTACAGGCTCTTGAGTCCACTCTTCCAAGCAAGGAAGTGAACGCTATGCAGATACTTCACAGACACATTAGCGGGGAAGAACAGGTTGATCGATTGTCCCTGATCAATGTACTTCTGACGATCTGCTGCAAGCTCAATCAACCAGCGCTGATCAATCTCCATTGCTGTCTTGTACACTTCCTTCAGTTTCTCAGACACATCCAGATGCTGAATAGACCCATCGTTGCTGATGATAGATGCCCATGTGTCGTCATCGTCCATACCAAGCTTCTCAAGCTCAGCTTTGAGGAAACGATTCTTGTACACGAACGCACCAGACAATGTGTCTTGACGGAATACGTTAGCGCGGTATGGTTCAACAGAGGGGCTGGTGTTGCCCATGATTAGGCTGCTGCTGGCGTTAGGTGCAATAGCAGTCCAATGACTGAAGCGACGACGAATACCGCTGAGATGCGCGTCAGGGCATTCACCTCGTGACGTAACCAAGATTGCATCGCTAATAACGCACTGGTTATAAATGTGTTTGAAGATTTCATTGTTGTAACTCTTAGCCAATACACCATCAATGGCAACACCTTTCTTCTGCAAGAAAGCATGAAAGCCTAGTGTGCCAATACCGATACTTCGCTCCATCATCGCACTAGAACGAGCACGGGCGATAGAGTCTGGAGCATTGTCAATAAAGTATTGAAGTACATTATCAAGCATCTCCATAACATCAAGGATAAACTGTTTGTTGCTTTTCCATTCGTCATAGTATTCCAAGTTCAGTGAAGACAAGCAGCACACTGCTGTGCGGTTCTCGTTTGTTGGTAAGAAGATTTCAGTGCAGAGATTGCTACCGTTAATCTTTAACCCTTTGTCTTTCAACCAAGACGGCAAAGCTTTGTTAGCTGTGTCAATGTAGATGAGGTAGGGTTCACCCGTCTGCATACGCAACTCAAGAATCTTCTGCCACAAATACTTAGCAGATATTGTTTCAACAACTTCACCATTGGAAGGGTTGATCAGATTGAAGCTATCGTCAGCGTTGTCATCTTTCATGCATCGTTCAATGATGTTCATGAACTCATCGGTGATGTTGATGCCGTGGTGCAGGTTCAGTGTACGCACGTTCTGATCACCAGTGGGCTTACGCATCTCCAAGAACTGGATGATATCGGGGTGGTGAATATCGAGGTAGGCAGCATAGCTACCACGGCGTGTACGTCCTTGACGGTAGGCCAATGAACTAGCGTCATAGATTTTTAAGTGAGGCATGACACCTGTGGACTTGTCATCGCTGTTGCGAATACCAACGTGAACACCAACACCACCACCCATCATCGATAACCAGTTTGTCTCTGAAAGATTATCGACCAAACCTTCTGCACTATCATCCATAAAATTAAGAAAACAGCTAATAGGCAACCCGCGCTTAGAACGACCAAAAGATAGGACAGGAGTAGAATAGCTGAGCCAGTGCTTACTAGAGTATTCATAGAGTCGCTGAGCATGTTCTTGGTTGCTTGCAAACGATGCTGATACGAATGCGAATCGTTCTTGCGGAGATACTTCGTCATCTTTCATGTAGCTTTCTTTGAGTCGTTGCTTACCTAGTTCATCGAAAAGATTGTCTCGTGATAGGTCGATGTCAACTTTATATTTCATTCTATACTGCCTTGGTTTAGTGGAAAAGAAAGGAGCCGAAGCTCCTTGGGTGTGGAAAAGGGATGGAGTTATATCACTCAGCGAAGGTCGCCGCTACCTTGTAGTGTACCATTGTCTTTTCTACCCCACAGTTTTTGCAGATTGTGTATACAAACTTCGGACAATGTAAAGCCGTGGTCTTGAGCAACAGCAGCAGCCTGCCACATCACATCACCAAGTTCTTTCTTGATGGCTGTGTTGTATTGTTCAACATCGCCCCCATCTCGGCGCAGCTTAGCAGCCTTGCCCAACACTTCACCAGCTTCAGCAGCTAGGTTGAGTAGTGCATATTCACGATCTGCTGTAGGCAAACGGAAGGTCATTGCTGACCGTTGATAACTATCGATGTTCATTCTGTTTCCTCTGTTGTTGGTGTAGCTGCTTTACCAGCTTCGATAGCATCGGTGATGCAAGCGATAAGAGCATAGCGTAGCAGAAACTCTTTAGCTGCTTCGTCCATGCTGACATTGAAGTCGGCAGAACCGTCTTCGTTTTCTCTGTAGTTTTCAAGTTCGATTTTCATACTTTATTCTCGTCAATGCGGTGATCCCCACACCAATCGTTCATATAAACCACAGGATAGCCACCCATAGTGGGGGCGTGGCGGCGGCATCGCCCGACAATCTTATGATTTTCCGGTTTGACTGGGGCATCTCCAAACTTTGGTACAAACCAGATACATGTTGAACAAGTCATACCTGCACTTCGTTTTTTCCACGGGTCTTTTTCTTCAGTAATCATTAGAACAGTTCCTTTTTCAGTTCTTTAATCTTCGCTGTCACGTAATGCGACAACACCTTGAAGTCCACCTTCGGATTCTTAAACTCTTTGACAAAGTTCCAAGTCTCTTCAGTGACTACATCGTACCACACAGTGTTGATCAGTCGAGGGATATATTTCGATGACCATCCACCCATCTCGTTGACAATCTTTGCTTCCACCTTGTCAACCAAAGCTTGCGTCACATACTTAGCAGCAATCTTCTCTTCAACGATTTCACAACCAACAACAGGCGCACCCATTGCAATGTGATGCTTGGCTTTGAATTCGTTGGTGACAATCTTAGCCCAAGTCTGACGACCATACTTGTTCTTGTAGTCGTAGTTCTTGATGACAACACCTTCACCACTACCTTCACCATCCTTCACCAAGTAGTGTGCCTTGCTAAGACACTCAGTAAAGTGGTCGATGCTACCGTTCTTGATGATGGCAATAGGGGCAATGACGTTGATACCAGCAGCAACCAAGCCCTCAGAGTATTCGTCATAGCTAAGCAGTCGTTCTTTCTTGCGATCAAACACATCGAACACATAGAACTTGCGCCATGCATCGTCGTTGTAGGTCTTCAGTGTATGCGGCACAAGCCATTCACCGTACAGTATATGTTCGTTGTTCGCCATTACATACGTTAACACGGACACATTGTCCATCATGGCGTTCATGAAACCAGCATTGTCGTTGTTTGGTGCAAGCTCACGGTTGCGACTACCGCATCGCAGTGTGCCGTCCTCATACCAGACACTACCGTTAGTACCGTCCAGCTTAGGGAAGACATAGCATGTACCCACTTCAATGCCTTCCACTTCGGTGTTACCGTAGCGTTCAAGGTGTTGATATTTTAGGAAGCTCATACTTTCTTTTTCCTTTCAAGTTTCTCTTGATCAGTTTTGATTTTATGGCAAGGCTTACATAGCACCTGAAGATTCTTTATCTCACAGAACATACGTTCAATGAAGTTGTCCCATGTAGTGAAGCCCTTCTTAGGGTCTACAACAGGATGGATGTGATCAACTTGAACGTCTGTTGCTACGAAATGTTTAGAGCACTCAGCGCACTGGTAATGCATTGCCTGCTTACCCGTCTTAGCATTCACCTTCCTACCCACGAAAGCTTCCTTCAAAGCCTTGTACTTAGGAGGCCAACGCCTTGACGCTGCACGTAAGGCAGAGGTCACGAAACTTCTGAATCGTGCCTCTGTCCATTCACCACCATTGCGTTCTTTAACGGTCACTGTGAACCGCTTCAAAAGCTATGTTGGTCATGTCGAGTTGATCTTTGGTATCAACCAATAGATTCTCAATGATGCCACATACATCAGCAACATCAAGAGCAACGAAGTAGTAATGACTGTCTTCAGGCTCCTCAACGTCAACAACAAACCCGTTCTCTGCTGTTGTAACTGTTAGCTTCATGTTAGTCCTTCCACATCTACATTCCTGAAACATACGTCTTCAATGTTCAGTCGAGACAGTGCATACGTCACATGTTCTTTCAAGTCTTCAACAAGCAAGTCTTCGTGTGTGTAGATGCTGTCAAGTTCTGAGTTGTCTACTTCGGCAACAAAGGTGAGTGTAATCTTAGCCACGATCTTCTCCTATTTCAAAGGCCAGCAAGTATAGCAGGCAACACATAGCGTGAGCAAGATGACTCTTACCAGTTTCGGGGTCTAGCTTTTCACCAGCAGCATAGGCAGTGAAGTGACGAAAACCTGCATCGATGTAACGCTGCTTAGCATTTGGCACCTTCTTCCAGTTGTCTGGTGCATACTTCTTCGCGCCATAGGTCAACACATCAACAACTTCTTTCAAAGCTTTGAAGGGCAGCAAAGACCATTGAGGTTTGTCGTTGTCGTACTTGACACCTTCAACTTTGATATGTCCAGTCACAATATCTTCTTCATGAACTTGTGGACTGTGTTGTCGTTTCACCATAGCTTCACCGTGGTTGTCAATGTTCTTGAATACATCAATGGCTACCCATTTGGAGTACATGTCTTTACCATTCATTGAGTCTGCACAGCAACTATTGCAAGGATCATCATCAGCAGAATAGTCTCCGTAAAAACAATTCTCACAATTCTTATCAGTCACTGCACACCCCCAATCGTCTTCGTATACTTAGACAACACAAACTCTGCATCCTTGACATCCTCAAGTTCGTCAATAGCAGATTGGTTGTAGATGGCCTTCACCTTCTCAAGAAAACGATCAGCCAGCGCAGGGTCTTCATCAATCAATGGAACAGTGGCGGCAATAATCATGCCGATATGAACAAGACTAGCGAAGTCTTCTTCGTCCATAGTGACAGGGCCAACACCACTAATCATCACTTGGAAATTTCCATCCCACTTCTCACCTTTTTTGTAGTGAGGACGCAGCACAATAGCTACATCATTCGGTTTCAATTTGTTTGCGTTGGTGGCTTCCATATTTGACCTTCATGTCTACGTAGAAAAAGAAGATGTGCATTCTCTATGACACGCTCTTCAACACCGTCATAGGCTTCAACACATCGTTGATACATTTCACATTCATCAACAGCACCTTCCAATATCTTCTCAGCTTTCACTGGTCCAATACCTTTCAAGCCAATGATGTTGTCTGCATTATCCCCTGTCAAGATTTGCATGTACAGTTTGTGTACAGCTTCTTCAGGTGTGATGTAGTAGGCATCCCTCTTGATGAAGTTGTAATGCCATCCCTCCACCTGATCTAAGTCTTTGTCCAAGGAAACAATGACACCCTCGTCACCAAGGGATGTAGCATCTGTAGCAATGGCATCGTCTGCTTCAATACCATCACAGACAACAGCGCCCCAATGGTCAACCAAGTGTTGTCTCACCGCTGCTAAATGCTTAGGCTTAACCTTGTCCACTCTGTTGCCTTTGTAAGGCGCTGTCACGGCTATGTTGTATCTGAAGTTGTTCTTACCTGTGAGGTAGAGTTGCCACCGATCTACATAACCACATCTGTCTACACCGCACATGAGGGTGTTGATGATGAGGCTGTCAACGGATCGACAAGCTTGATCAACATCTTCATCCTCACATGCTGCTGATGCTCTGTAAGCGAATATATCGCTATCGAGCAATGCCTTCATCAGTCACTCAGACCAGCAGGCTCTTGTGCTTCAGCTTTGGTAGCAGCCTGTGCCGCTTCAAACTGAGGACCAGCTTGTTGCTGAATGACATTGATGTGCTGTGCAGCAAACTCGTAAGGCAGTTTACCCAATGCTGTGAGGCAAGCATTGACAGTTTCGAGGTGGAGGTCTAGTTTGATTTGCATTACAGTACGTCCTCATCTTCAGCAGATACACTATTAGCACCTTCGTATACAACCAAGTCAGTGACAACCAACTTAGCCAGTGAAGGACTAACGCCTTTCTTGTTCTTGTACGTCCAGCTATAAGCACTGATCATACACACAGCTTTGCTACCGTTTCCAATGTCTTCAACGATGTCAACACCGTCAGTATCGAAAGCTTTGATTGGCTTCTGAGACTTGCAGGTAATATACTTACCCATCTCAGGCTTCTTCTCAGCGTTCTCCTGAACAGAGATGCCCATGTCTTCCAACGCAGCGACAGCCTTGTCAGAAAGATTGCACAGATTTACCTGATATGCATCAGACATTTCGTTCTTACGATTGAGTTGTGCCCAATAAATGTCGCACTTCAGTTTCACTTTATCACTCATTTGAGTTTCCTTTGGTTTGTTGCTGACCAATTTAACAGGGGTCAGCTTCCTGCTTTTTATAGGTGGGGCTTGTCACCCCGAGAAGTCCGAACCTGTAGTGATCACTTCCTTCTAGTAACGGCGAAGGTACAGAGTAGTGCTTAGATCAGCCTTACGTTTTGCTCTCAATCTCTTGAAGAGTGCCGGACAGTAGTGTCATTGTATCACCAGCTTTTCAGCAGCGTCAATGTAATATTGATAGTCAACATCTTTCCATGTGAAGTCGTTGACATCATTACATGTCCACATACCGTAGCCTTCACCAATCGATATACGTCTAGGCTCAGCCTCGTCCTTCAATGGTGGCATCACCTTGATCAATTCACCACCAGCATTGCATGCGTAGTAGCGGCATGTGTTCTGTTGAACCACCTCAGTTCCATCATCCATCACCATCACAAGTTTGCTGCTACGTGGCACCTTAGCCCTGAGCATGAAGTCATACTTGTTCTTATGACCCTTGATATATACGTCAAGTGGAATGCCTTGAAGCATAGCGGCTTCAGCAGCTTTCGGTATCACAAGTCCACCCTGATCTTGATGCCAGCCTAAGTCTTCATACTGATAAGCGCCCTTACGCTTGACCTTACCGTTTGTGTACACAGCAATGTAGTTATTCACGTCACGAATAATCATCTTTGAATACTCAGCATACTCAAGCTGCAAACCAACTTGCTTCTGCCATGCGTCACAGACTCTGTCGTATTGGTCACGCTTGCTACGAGACAGCTTCACAGTGATACCGTCAGTGTTGACCTGCACAATGGACAAGCCTTCAATGTCCATCAGCTTCTCAGCCAACAGGCACAGACTAAGCTGACCATTGATGGTGATTGACATCGTGTACTGAGGGTCATAGAAGGGGCTGTACTTGTTGTTGCTATCACCGTATACACCGTTCAATGCAAGCTTCAGCATGGCGTTCTCAGCACTGCCTTTGGGGTAGCTCTTACGCTGGTTGTAAACGTCTTGATAGATGTCACAGAACTTCTCAGACAAGTGCTCAGGGTAGACACGATTGGCAATGGCAATGTTGGGATACATTGATGCAACGTCAGCATCAATAATCATATGAGTGTCACTGTCACTAACGATGGTGCTCTCAATGGACCCGTGAATGCCACCAGTACCGAAGTCGAAACGAAAGCCACCGATGACAACGTTCAAGTTGGTAGCAACTTTCCAGTTCTTCCAATAGCTGTATTGTTTCTCACCCTTCTTCTTAGCCTTCAACTCTTCCTCTGACACCCAACCCATTGGGTGCAAAGCTTTGAAGCCAGCAACAACATCATCGCTTGGTTTGTTGAACCACTTCTGACGCTTCGTCACCATCTCAGCGTAGGCGGCTAAGTCACCGAGGTCGCTCTCTTCAATATCAGACAACGCACCCTTTGTTTCTGTCAAAGACTGTGCAGCAAACCATTGCAACACAAGCTGAAACTCAGGACGCTGGAAGTCGTAGTAGTTGAACAGGCAATCTTTGATGTGGATGACATCACGTTTAGTCTGATTCAGATGACGCTCACCCTTCTTACCAATGCGATAGCAACTACCCGGCATGTCTTCTTCAAGACGCATGATGAAATAGTCTTTACCAATCTTGGTGTCGTTGTGGTTGAGGAAGTTGCGGTTGTATTTCACAGACAACTCTTCACGGAAGTTGATCTGTGACAAGCATTCTTTGTAGAACTGCAACGTCATCTTCACATCGTGCATGTTGTATGTAAGCAACACTTCAACTTCATCATCCGTCAAGTCACTGTGCGGGTCATATGGCAGGTCAACAATACTGTCAGCTTTCATGTTGAATTCAAGCGCCTTCAACGATGTAGCTCTTGCAGGGTTGTCGAAGTGCATAATTTTGTACAGGTCAATCTGCTGCACATGACATTGGTTATCACGAATGATGTGACCGAACCTGTCGTCAGATGCAATGATGGACTGCGCCTTCTTGTACACTCGTGTAGCCACAGCCTTACCAGATACGGTGAGGGCTTTGTCACGCACCGACAACAGGTCATGCAACACAGGGTAGTCAAAGCCTATGTTGTTGTAGCCCACCATCCTGTGCTTCTTGCGCTTGAGTTCGTCAAGGAAACTGAACAGCTTGTCAGCTTCGTTCTTTCGTTGTGAACATTCAAACGCTACAGCATGCGACTCATCAGCGCTGATCGCTGAGAACGTGAACGCTGTCTTGTACGTTTCTATGTCCCATATGTAATCCATCTTTCTTTTCCTTCTTTGGTTTCGGGAATAGTCTATCACGATATGCATTCAACAGATGAGCGCTGGTGTTCTGTATAGCGTATGCCTCAATCTCACTGCCGGGATTGTCTTCACCAATGTACCTGAAGTATTCCTGCACCACATGAACAGCTT